GCCGGGATCGTAGCCTTTACTGATAGCTTCCAAAGCGACAAGCTGATTGATGTCCATGCCCCGGGTATTACCGGTGTAGGTCCCGCCCCCGGGTGCGCGAGTGATACCAAAGTTGCCAATAGTCATGGCAAAGCCTGTGTCCACACCTTTAGGTGCTACCATTCTGCCAAGGGCGGAATCATACACCGGAAAGTTCGCAGCCCTCACGGCGCGTATCTGTTTCAGGTGATCGTACTGAATTGAGTGAACCATGTCCGCTGCAAGACCTAGAGGTCCGGCAGGACGGAAACTGTTGTTGCCAAAAGCATTCTTGACTGTTTTGCCCCCTATAAAGGTGCTTGCTGCAGCACCAGCTATTCCTGATGCGGCGAACATCCCGCCAGCCAGCTTCGCCGAATCCTCTGCCGTAAGCTCACCCTTGATTAGTCGTTCCATACGTGTCGGTGTTTCAGCAATTGCCTCACCGATCTGTCTTCCTGTTTGTTCACCCGTTTTCTTGACAGCTTCTCCGAATTGTATTTCTTTATCTGTAAAGGCCGGTTCGATGAGGTTCTGAACCAGATTGACCCTGTCAGCCAGTTGAGATTCGGACTTCAAGTAGTCTGAATAGGAATCGAAGCCTGTGGTGTTAATCCTGAAGTCATCGTAAAATGTAACCTCAGTGTCTCCCCGCACCTGCCCCTCCGTGCCCCCGAAGAGTGGAACATTTAGTGTGCCACTAAGGACATCGCTCGGATCGTCGTCTTCTTCTCGCTTTGCAGGCTCCGCCAACTCCGTGATGTCTTCATCAGGGTCTACGTCGATACCTGTCTGTGCTTCTAGGTCTGGCAACTGTAGGAACTGACTACCAAAGTTAACTCGACCACCCTCATAGTCTTCAACACTCAGCCCACGCTGTCCCGTGAACCGGAAGGGAGTTACTTCCGTGTCAGTATCATCATCAAAAAGAAACAGACGGTCAGCCATTCTTGATTATAGCCTCGTGGTTATCCTTCAGTTTGAGGAGCATTTCCAGTAAAGCCGCTTTCCCCTGCAGTTGGCGCAGTTCCGACTCCGATTGTGCCGTTACCAGACCCTTGAAGGTCTGTTCCTTCAGGAGTTGGAGGTACTCCTCCAGCCCCGCCCATATCTCCGGCTTCGCTAGGAGCGGCCCCAGCAGCTTCGCTTGCTCCTTGTTGTACATTTGCCATCAGCCCTTTCAGCATCTGAGCGTAGAGTTGTGCCTCGTTGGCATCGTTGACGAGACTGTCAGGATCGATGTCCTGTGAAATCGCCAGTTCGCGCATAAGGTTTGGAATCTTGATGAAGGGTGCCAGCATGGGGTTGGCGACAGTCTGCAGCAGAGAGGTGAGTCGCTGTGTGCGGACCTCTTTCTGCATGACTGCGGCTACGCCGCGTGGCTTGATTTCAAGATCACCTACGATGTCTTCTGCTTCTTCATTGAACTGCATGTTCCACTGGAAGTATGCTTCGCCTAGCGGCTTCAAAAGCATGTCATCGATGTTCTTGATAACTGTCTTCATCGACAAGCCAGCACTGCCCATCAGCATCGATAGACCTGCGGCTGTTCGTCCGGTTCCTGTTACCCCTGTCTGTCCGTGTACGATGGACGGTATGCCTGTTTCTTCGTCTGCCAGTTGGCGGCTGATCTGATACATCTGCAAGTTCTCACCGGCAGTGTTTGGGAACTTGAGGCCGTTGATAGCCGTGCCTGTCACACCCGACTGACGACGGAAAATCTTCCCGGGGAAGATGTCCATGTTCTGTCCCGGCACAAGGCTGGCTTCATCGACATCAAAGACAAGGTTGCCAGCAAGAGCGAGGTTGTCGATAGCCATACGAACATGACCGTTCATCAGCTTCTGTGCATCCTCCATGTTCTCGGCTACGCCAACACCCCAAAGCTGATAGGGGTTGACTTCGTACGGGAACACCTGATACGGGATACGGGCCGGTGTGAACGGGTTGAGGACACAGCGAATGACCATGCCACCACAAACCCAGACGTTGACTTGCACCTCGTCGAATTCTGACATCTTGTCGGAACCTTCGAGACCTGCATCGTATGCCAGCTTGGAGTCCAAGACGCCCCAATATTCCAAGACCTCGTATCGATTGCTTTGATAGTATGGCTCGGTCTCGTCTTCGCGGATGGTGTCTTCGTAATACTTGTCTTCGTAGTTCGGCCCCTTTGCAAGGCACTCCTCGATTGCGTCGGCCATGAAGTAGGGACGCTTGATAAGAGCGCGGAGTTGCTGACGGTTCATGCGGTGACGTTCGATGACGTACTCACAGTCGTCGATACTGGTTGCTGACGGGTCCGGATGGAAGTCCCATGCAGAAACCATTTCGATGCGGGGCACCGTCTTCTCTTCTGGCATGTAAACCCGCTCACCCATCTCGTCGCGCTGCCAGCGGTGCATGCGCTTGTAGAAGTTGAACGGACCCTTTACGATGCCCGTGCCCAGAAGACACGATTCGAAGATAGAACTTCGTAACACATTTACGGCACTTGTGTCGAGAAGCTGATCGTGGATAGTTTTCTCCATGCGGTGAGCCGCAATCTTTGCCGGTTCGATCTGGGGTTCACCCATACGTGCCCGCCCCTCTTGCAAGGGAAGTTGCCCGTATTCGCCCTGTAAGCCCCCTAGGAACGCCTTTGAGTCCTCGGCCTGTAGGGCACCCGGCAAAAGTTCTCGACCGTCTCCAGCGAAGCCGTAGGGGTCCTGCTGGTCGATTTGGTCGAGGGGAGTCTCCATGTGAGCAAACTCCGCGATGCCTTCTGGCACGGGAGTGGACTCAACGACGAGCGGAAACTTCTTGTTCGCAAACAAGATGTCAACGATCTGGCCGTAGGCTGCAAGAACTTTCGTCTTGGTAATCCTGATGAACACCTGTGACCGCTCCGAGTCGCGGTACTGGGTGGTCGAGTCGTAGATGCCACGGAAGTTCTTGTAGGACTGTAGCCAGCGTTGCTCGTGGGCATAGCGGCCATTTTCAGAATCCTCGAACTTGCGCTGAACGTAGCCAGCAAGCCCGGGCATCTGCTCTTCAGGATTGAGCAGACCTACAGCGGTATCATCCGCTGGTTGGAGAAAATTATCTTCTGACATATTTTAGTAATCGCGTTCTTCAGCCATACGCATGACAGCAGGATCGACAGCCGTTTTAGTCATCTTCTTCGGCATATCCTCTGTCAGAACACCCTGTGCGGTCTTGGTATCGAACTCAAGTCCCTCACGGTACAACTGGTCTGAACCCATTGCGTCATCGACCGAAGTGTTCGGTGAATTCATAATGTATGCAGCACCAAAGTTATAGTTGCTCATTGGTCTTCTCCCAAATTAACGAGTGATGAAACCTGCTTCGGGGGCAGGGGAGGTTTCAGGTTCCCTGTTTCGTGAAACGAATCCAGCATCAGCGATTGCCATCCGTTCCATGTCTTCTGTGCTTTCGTCGAGCATGTTGGCCGGTTCCATAGCTGCAGCTTCCATCCGCGCTTCCGGAGTCATTTCGCCGCCTGTGATAGCGGTCGGCTGCATGATCATGGGAACAGCCGCCGCAACTGAGGCGGGTGCCCGTGCCGCAAGTGCTGCCGCTTCCATGCCATATTCTTGAGCCAAGGCTGCGCCTGTTTCAAGAGGGGCCTCAACAAACTGTCTTCCTGTTTCAATGAGAGCGGCGACACCCACTTTTTTACCAACACCTTTGAGGAACGCATCCAAGTCAAACCCGCCCTTGCCTAACTTTTCTTGTAACTCGGGAGTCAGGTCGTTCATGGACTTGGGATCAGGGGAGTCTGTGGTGACTGCAGCTTTTTCTTCTTTGTAAATCTCTTGACGACGCAGTCGCCTTTGTGCCCGGACCCTTTCAGCCTCTTCGTCAATTTCACCCATCTGGGCTTCCATCTCAAGACGCTGTTTTTCTGCAGTCGTTGCCTCTAATTTTAGCTGTTGACTCCGTGCTTCACGAACATCCTCAATCAAGTCAAGGTCCGCGTCGGTTAGTGTGCCCTGAACTTGTGTCCCAACAATCTCAGAGCCTTTAGGAATTACTGTCAGACGTGGTGCGCCTTCTTGGGTGAGTCCCGCTGCATCTACGCCCATAGACGCCGGAATCTCGTTTAAGGTTGACAAGCCAAGAACTTCGCCGTACATGTTTTGTAAGGCACGAAGAGCTTGCTTTGCTGTAGTGCCTTCGTCTGTAATAATTTGAGAAACGTAGTGCTTACGAGTTATGCCTTTCATGCCGTCGATGGTTTCATCGAAGGATGCGTGACCCATAATTGCACTAGCTTCTGTGGTGTATCCTAATTCACTCGCAATAATAGAGGGAATAATTTTACGAATGTCTGATGCGCCAGCAACCGCACGACCCATAGCCTTTTCAAAAGGTTTGAACCTTTCAATAACACCACCCGGCATTTTCATGCCCGTGGTCATTCTATTTACAAAGTTGCCCGTGGCTTTTTTAGGGTCTTTAATGTCTTTATCGAGGAATACATACTCGCGTCCCTCTGCTTTTGCCTTTTCAGCAGCGTCCCGTATAATTTCTAGCGCGACTTCCGGAAGATCAAGTTCATTACGAATCTTGTTTACACGACGATATGATTCCTTGAAAGAACCAGTTTCAAAGTCGATGTCATCCACTTTAATCCCCGCAACTTCACCGGGACGAAGAGGCACAAGAGCATTGAAGGCAACGGCAGCACGAGTTCGCGGGTCTTTGATAACAGAAATGCCCTCTGTTAGGGCAGTGAGAGACTTCTGGGCCTCGGGAACGCCTTTAAACTTCTTGGTTCGACGTGCTTGTTGCGCTTTTTCTAGTTTTAATCCTCTGGCTTTTCCTTCAGGGCTAAACACATCAGAATATGGATAAGCAATATCCCCCACACTGGAGAGACGACGAAGTTCATTTTCTATAGTGAGAAATGTGACAAAGTTTCCTTCAGTCCCGACTTTATTTAATTCACGAAGAAACGATTCCTCTTTTACACTTGACCACGGATCATTTAAAGATAAGCCCGCCGCTTCAATATTTTTGGCAAATGAATTTGGGGCACCCTTAGAGGTCGTCAGAGATTTACCCGCACCTTCAATAGCCTCGCGAATGGTGAGAGTCTGATCCTTGATCTTTGCAGTTATATCCACCATCAGTATCCAAACGTAGCATCCATCGGCCTAAACGCCTGATCCTTGATGCCCTGAAGTGTTTTGTGTATAGAATTGTATCCCGACGTGCGCGTCATAAGCATATAGCGCAACGCATCGTACGCATGATCCTCTGCCTTCGTGTCTACATCTTCACTGTTGGTTTTGGAGAGAGGTATGCCCGATAGTTGTGCTATGATATGCTTGCACGTAGAGAATATTCGTAGACGAGGTTCGTTGGTGTAGGGGTCATCAGCAAGCCGCCTGTGAACTTCCATTTTTCCTTGTAGACGGTTGCGGTCCGAAGGAGTCCACCTAACACCAGCCCGCATCATTGTCTCTGCAATGGACGGACCGAAGCCTGTCTTATTCCAGCAAGAAGAGTCTAGGACGTTGTAGTGTGGTAGTGGGTCTAACTCTTCTGCTTCTAGTATTTTATCAGCGAGTTGCTCGGCTGTCAAGTGTTTAGCATATAGTTCGCGATAAACCCAGATATTATTATCCCAGTCAATAGCCCCCCACAGAACGCACGAAGGACTTGCGTAGCCGTAGTCCGCCGCACGAATACGGGGCCAGTTGGTTGGAAGTTCAAAATGTTCGACCACATGTCTAGACCTCGAAAACTCGGGGAAGGCCGCTCCCTCCGCCACGTCCCAATCCCCTTCTAGGAGTCGTCTACGCTCGACATCCGGGAGCGACCTGAGCATGGCCTCGTACTGGCCGTCTGCCATCAGGTAGGGATTATCAGTCAGCCGCGCAGGAACAAACTTGCGGTAGAACAGCGGCTGACCTGCTTTTTTGTGACCGTCGGGCCACACAAACGTCTTTCCAGTTTCTATATCGTAGGCACCAAAAGGCTTGTTTGGTTCGCGGTGATCAATGTACATCTTCTTGACCCACCAACCACCCACTCCTCCGGGGTTGGCTGTGCAGCGCATGCACAACTGTTGCTGGAGTTCAGTATCAGTAGAACGAAGGCGAGAACGCAGGTAATCCCAGACATAGGACGAAGGATACTGAGTAATTTCATCTATGCCGATCCAGTTGAATGCCTGTCCCTGAAAGCGGGTTACGTCCTTATCCCTGTCGAGATAGGTGAACCACATGGTTGCACCAGAGGGGAAAACCCATGTAGACTTCGACTCACGGAAGGTAGCTCCCGGGAACGCCTTCGGGTATAATTGTTTCGACTTGTCGATAAGTTCTGTTAGTTCGTCGAGTGTACGACGGAGAAGAAGACCACGATGATTAGGATTGTGACAATAACGTAGCGGATCAGCAAGAAGTGCAAAACTTTTTCCACCACCGGCAGCACCGCCGTAGAGTACGTCTTGCTCAGACGCGCTAAGAAATTCTTCTTGAGGTCCCGGATTTGGCTGAAAGATAACTGGGCTACCATCGACAAGGTCTCCCACTGCGCTTGGTAGGTGTTCCAAATCCCCTTGATCAATGACTCTAGTTTTTTCACCCTGTAGTGCCTTCTCTATCTTGTCTGCTGACTGTGTCAGCTTTTTTACTTTTTTCTTTTTGTATTCGGCTTTCTGTTGCTGGGTAGCTGCCGACTTCTTCGCATTACGAAGACGCATCTGGACGGAACGTCGTGCCCGCTCCCTGTCACTGAGCTTGTACTCAGCCTTGGGCTGGTTCGGGTCTTTCTTGGGTCTGCCGCGAGTTCGCGGCTTGTCCACGGTCGCCGGGTCAGGTGGGACTAGGACGCGTTTACGTGGCTTACTAGCCATCTATGACTACTTCTTTCTTGGGTGGCAGCAGGACAACGCCATGAACCGCCTGTACGTTGTGGTTCAAGGTCTCTTGTCTGCCAAGACCTACACGGTTCAGGACAGATTCGGCTGCTTTCATCCGCAGATCGTCACCGCGCTCAATATCTGGGGCGTCCACGAGGCTCACCAGCTTGTTTGCGGCCTTGAGGGACTGTCCCGCCAACACGGTTTTGGTCCGGTCGATGATTTCGTCGGCCAAGCGGTCCTTGAGCCACTTGATAGAGCCTTCTGCATAGCCAGCAACCTCCGCTGCAGCCCGTATATTGCCACCATTGTCGAACAGGGCGTCCAAAAAGGCTTCCTGTTTGTCTGTGAGAGCGGGTTTACGGTTGTTTTGCTGCGGTAAGAGGTTCATGTGAAGTCTCTTTCTATACATTTGAAGCTATAGGTGGCCGGAACAGGAAACATTTGTGCTACACCCTCCGCCATTTCGTACGAACGCTCCTTACATTGCTCGTATGTTTCGTACGGACCCCGTACATCGTCAAATCTGACACACTTGTCGGGGGTTGCTAGGGCGCAAACCAGTAACATTGCTTCGAACATGGGTAAAATTCTCCTTGCAACCCATTAGTTTAGGGCTAGTTACCTGTCCTGTCAACCCAAAAGTGATGAAAAAGCAAGAAAAAGGTTGACAAATGCGAAATCTGACTGTACACTGGCGTTAAGCCTGCCGGGGATACACCCTATAT